AGTCTCTACTGGAACAGCTGGAATACATGTGTTTGGTGGGCTGTAAAACAATCATCATTGATCATATCACAATTCTTGTATCCGAAGGCGCAGAGCATTTAACAGGAAATGAAGCTCAAGATAAAATAATGAATGACTTACTTCGTCTAGTTAAACGTTATCCTGTGTGGATAGGCCTTGTATCACACCTACGTAAAACAATAGCCGGTAAGAAAGCTTTTGAAGAAGGGGTGATTCCCTCTCTAGACGATATAAAAGGAAGTGGATCTATTAAGCAGATTGCGTTTGATGTAATTGGTTTTGCCAGAAACATGGTGGCAGATGAAATCGACGTTCGAAATACTATCAAAATGCGAGTGCTTAAAAGTCGCTATACAGGTATGACCGGTAATGTGGACGCTTCATACTATGATGAAAAGACAGGACGCCTTTCTCGTCGCTATAATAGTGACGACTTTGAATTGGAGTTATAATGCGTAAGGACGATTTACCAAATATCAAAATTCCCTGGAGTACTATAGGATATTTGGTGTACAAAAGAACTTATTCTCGACGTATGGGGGAGGTTACTGAAGAGTATCCTGATACAGTTCTTAGAATGATTAACGCGGCCAAAGAACAGTTTGGCTGTAATTTTACTAGAGATGAAGAGAAAAGACTGGCTGGATATATGTTACAATTTAAAGGAATGCCTGCTGGTCGATATCTATGGCAGGCTGGAACTCCTGTAGTAGATAGATTTGGTCTTGCCAGCCTCCAAAACTGTGCTTTTTGTGTGGTAGATCATCCTATAAGACCTTTTACCTGGGCAATGGATATGTTAGCTCTAGGTTCAGGTGTAGGATACAACATACAAAGAGAGTTCATTGAACAGATTCCAAAAGTGAAAAATTGGTTTGAACCTCCAAAAAGAATAAATAATGCCGGAGCGGATTTTATCGTACCAGATTCTAGGGAAGGTTGGGTAAGACTTTTGGGTAAAACCCTGAAAGCCGCTTTCCTCAGTCATTCAAAAGATAAAGGCAGCTTCACGTATAGTACTCAATTGGTTCGTCAAAAAGGAGAGCCTATTAAAGGGTTTGGAGGAACAGCTTCAGGTGATCAGGATCTAATATGGGGAATCAATGAAATAAGTAAATTACTGGTGAGACGTAAAGGAAAGAAGATCAAACCGATTGATGCTCTAGATATAATGAATATAATAGGCTTTATTATCGTTGCAGGAAATGTTCGTAGAAGTGCTCAGATTGCTCTAGGTGACCCCGATGATGTAGAATATCTCTTGGCAAAACGTTGGGACATGGGAAACATCCCAAAATGGAGAGCTATGAGTAATAACAGTGTTGTCTGCAATGAAATCAGTGAATTACATGATTATTTCTGGGAAGGCTACAAAGGCAATTCAGAACCATATGGTCTTGTAAATTTAGAGCTTTCTCGTGAAATGGGACGCCTGGGGGATGATGAATATAAAGATCCTGATGTAATGGGAGTGAACCCTTATTGCATAGGGGCTTGAGAGAGTAATCTCGCTTGAAAAGCTACTTAATAACAGGGGAAGTCCCACTGGGATAATCCTGTGTCAACCCGCTATGGGAGATGCAACGACTATGACTAAAGATCTGAAAAAACGCCTGTATGCTTTTGCAATGTTTGATGGTTGTTTAATTAAGCAATCAAACAAAACAAATGCAAGTTTAATAGTCAAAATGTTACAAGATAATGAAGACTATATAGACAAAGTTATTACAGCGCTGGAAGAAGTACCTGTAGGCTATAAAAAAACTATGTCTGCTATTAATGATAAGGAAGATTACAAGCATAAACAACAAACACGTCTTCAGTCATATTCACATCCAGTATTTACAAAAATACGAAATAGAATTTATATTGAAGGACGAAAAGTTGTAGATCCTCACATGTTAACTTTAATGGATGAAGAAATGCTGGCCATAATGCTGATGACTAGCGGTAGTAGAACTATGGATAAACGACGAGTTAACGCTTGTTCTACATACCGTCTACATTTGAACAATCTTTCTTATGGAGATTTGATGTTGATAAAAACCTGTATAAAAAAGGTATTCAACATGGAAACAAATATTCGTAAGAAAGGACTTAAATATGATCTAGTCATTCCAACATTTCATTCATGTCTATTTGAGGAAATTGTATCCCCTTTCATTCTTCCATCATTTCAGTACAAAGTCGGACGGTAGCCTCCACAGTTATGTGGATGATGATATAGTCTGAACTATATGGTAACATATAGAGATTGTTTGAAAGAGCAATCCACTGAAAAGTGTAACAAAATGTGTGCTGAACAGACGCTTGAAAACTATGAGACCTGTGCTTTGGGAGAAATTTTTTTACCGAATATTAAAAGTGATGATGAGTTCAAGGATGTTTTAACCTTGAATTATCGGTTAATTAAACACTCTCTCATGCTCCCTTCTCACCATCCTGAGACTCAAGAAGCTGTTCACAGAAATATGAGAATGGGTCTTGGTCTTACAGGATTGGCGCAATCTACAAAAGAACAACTAAGCTGGCTGCCTGACGCTTACGAATTCTTGAGGGAATATGATGAAAAGTATTCTGATGTATATGGTATGCCGACAAGTATTAAATTGACCACCACCAAACCATCAGGCACCCTCTCACTGTTGCCAGGAGTAACTCCGGGAATTCATCCCGCTTTTGCTAAGTATATGATTAGACGCATCACTATTGCCACAGAACACCCTCTAGTTGAAATATGTCGAAAAGCAGGCTACCTTATGGAATATAAGCGTAATTTCGATGGTAGTTTGGATCGAGGAAGTCTTATTATAAGCTTTCCTTATTCTTACTCAGACGGTACGATTCTGGCTGAAAGTATGTCTGCTATCGATCAATTGGAATTTATTAGATTGATACAAACAATTTGGTCAGATAATTCGGTGTCTTGCACAGTATACTATGAAGCGAGTGAGGTGTCAAATATCCGTAAATATTTGGAAGAAAATTACCTTCGCTCATTTAAAAGTTTATCCTTCTTATTAAGACAGGAGAACGGTTTCGATCAACAACCCTACGAAGCCATAAGCAAAGAAGAGTTCGACGCTTTAGTAGCTTCCACCACACCTATTCATGAGATTACCACAGAAGTACAGTTTGAAGGTGGTGAGGAGTGTGAAGCGGGACACTGTCCAATTCGTTAATTACAATTCATAAGTGCTCGCTACCATAGGAGCACTCTAACCTTACAGGAGGTAGTATGCACAACTATGAGACATATTTAAGAAATTTAATGTGTAAAGGTTATTGCAAGATGAGAGCCATGTTAATAACGATGACGCTATTTAATCTAACTGCCGAGGAAATTCTGAAGACTGATAATAGAGTGAATAGCAGCAAGGAAGCGCTGGGTTATCGTCCTAATTATAATTATGTGGGGAAGATTCAAAAGAAAATTTGGGATATTGAGGAAAGATAGTATGAAAATAATACGTATTTGTTGGGAAGATATGGTGGGAAAGATTTTAAAAATTCGGCGATTTACATCAGAGGATCTCACTATTATTGTTGGGTTTGAAGAAGCCACAGGTAATTATTACGTACTTGAAGAAATTTCTAAAAGTGTTATAGACCTGTCATACTGAAAGGAAGAATATGATCATTGCTGTTGACTTTGACGGGACAATCTGTAAACAAAAATGGCCTGAAATAGGCGAACCCGTGCCGGGTGCTATTGAAGGACTGAAGAAGCTCCTTTCAGATGGACACTTGCTAATCTTATACACTCTCAGAAATGGGCCGTCTCTTGTGGAAGCTCTGGATTACTTGAACAGACACGAAATTTCTTTATGGGGTATCAACGATAATCCTAGACAGAAACACTGGTCAGCCAGCAAGAAGATTCATGCTCACGTATATATTGATGATGCTGCGTATGGTTGTCCCTTAGTGTATCCTGAAGGAACGTCTATGCCATATGTAGACTGGACTAAAATCAGACTTTGAAAGGAGATAAAAATGGATATGTTAAATGACGTGGTGATTTTCATACGAGAAAATAAACCGGAAGATGCAGGAATTGCCTTAGGTCAATGGTTGAAAGCAGTCATTTCTACTGAAAACAAGAACATTGATATCGATGAGCTTATGGATGCCATGGACGATGAGGTGGCGTGATGACTAGTGAAGAAATCCTGGAACTAATAGAAACCCTAGATACTGTGGGAGAAAAGTCAATACAAGAAGACTTTTTATATATGTTATTTGAATCAAAACTGTTCCAATACTGTGTAAAGTACGCTTATGAGCCGTTGAAAACATTTAACATAAAAGACACTTCTCGCTTTATGAATTTGAACACAGGTTCCAAAGAAATAGGTCGTAAAGCTTTTGAAGTGTTAGATGCTCTAGCTGAACGCAAACTAACCGGTAACAAAGCCTTAGACAGAGTCGAGAGTTTACTCAAGACCTTTAATGAGTCCTCTCAAAAACTGTTCATTAGAATCTTGAACAAAAAACTCATTTATGGCATAGGTATTAAGACTATAAACAAAGTTAAACCAAATTTCATCAAAACTGTTGGATTCATGAGATGTGCTCCCTTTAATCCTGATTGGAATTGGTCTGAAGGAGTCATAGCTCAAGAAAAGATGGATGGTATGTTTATGAACATTACTGCCATTAATGATCAAACCATTCTAACATCCAGAACAGGACAGTTGTTTGATATCCATGCTTTTCAGATGATTGACTTTGACCTGTTGGAAAAGGGATACCAGTATCATGGAGAGATGATCATTTTTCAAGATGGTGCTCCATTGGATCGAAAAACAAGCAATGGTATTGCCAACCACATACTCAATGGAGGAACATTCAAAAATAGTCAGAGACCTGAGTTCTATCTATGGGATAAGGTTCCAATAGAGGTTATTACAGGTGATGCTAAGTGTCCTCCTTATAAGGTCCGCGTAAAAGAGTTAAAAAATTCAATAACAACTCCATTTAATTTAGTTAAGACTAAGGTATTGTACGACCTGGAAACCATTAAGAGGTTTTGTGATAGCATAATATCAAAAGGTGGTGAAGGACTGATACTGAAAAAATTTGACGCATTGTGGAAAAATGGCACCTC